GCAGTGGTTGGCGGAAGCAAAGCAAGTGGCAAACAGCTTAGAAAACGTTTCTTTGATAATCAACCAGCATTTAAAAGACTTCGAGACAGAGTTGAGAAAGCATCAAGAAGAGGATTCCTCAAAGGAATAGATGGAAGACATATATTTATAAGAAATGCATATGCCTCTTTAAATAGTTTATTACAGGGTGGTGGTGCAATCGTAATGAAAAAGGCTCTTGTTCTTTTAAATAATAAAGCAAGAGCAAGAAACTTAGATTATAAATTTGTTGCTAACATCCATGATGAATGGCAAGTAGAAGTACATAAAGCACACGCTGATTATTTTGGTAAGCTTGGTATAGAAGCTATCCAAGAAGCAGGCGAACATTTTAAACTTCGCTGTCCTTTGACAGGCGAATACAAGATAGGAGATAATTGGAGTGAAACACACTAGAAAAAAAGCGAAGAAATATTTTGCTAAATACTATATTAAAAAACAATTAAAAAAACTAAATGGAGAAGAGAAAGGTTACATATATATAATAAGTTCTCCAACATTTAAAGATTGGATTAAGATAGGAAGAACTACAAATGATCCTAAAATAAGAGTAACAAGTTTTAATGTTGCAACTCCGTTTAGAGATTTTGTATTAGACTATACTAAAGAAGTAGAAAATACTCAAAGAGCAGAATATCAATTACATGAAAAAGTATATAATAATAAATTAACTAAAGAACGAGTAGGAGAGTGGTTTAAAATAATAAATAAAAATAAAGTCATACAATTAATGGAAAATTATAATAATGAAAAACTAAGTAAAGCTGACTTTCTTTATAGAAAAGAATTTTACAGAGGCTTATATGGAACACACTAGAGAAAAAATAAAAAAAGCACCAAGCAGGAAAGGAGACTTAGCAGAATATTATGCTGTAACTTGGTTATGGGATAAAGGCTACGAGGTATTTAAAAACTGTGGCTGTACTGGCTTAGTTGATTTAATTGCAAGAGACACAAAAGGAAATACTATTTTAATTGATGTTAAAACATTTAATAAAGATACTAGATGGGGTGGTACTTGGACAAATGTTCCTCATTCACGCAGTAAAAAACAAGTAGCAATGGGTGTTAGAATTCTTGGATTCAATCCTGAAACAAGAAAATTAAGATTTATAGAGCATAGAACATGAAAAATTTAGATACATTAATAGAAGACATTTATAAAACTATTGAGCCTTTGGGTAAAAGAAAAAGCATAGGTATAACAGATACACAAATAGAAGAGTTTGGTGAATCAATGAAAGGCGCATTAAAGGAATGGGCATTCTATCAAGGAAGCGACAAGCCTACTTTACGAATGTCAAACATCGGCAAGCCCTCAAGACAGTTGTGGTTTGATATGAATAGCAAACAACAAGGTGGTTCTTTTAATGCACCGACATTAATAAAATTCTTATACGGACATATACTTGAACAAATGGTTTTATTTTTTGTAAAGCTTTCAGGACATGAAGTAACACATGAACAGAAAAGTATAAAAGTTTCTGGAATATCAGGACACATGGACTGTGTTATTGACGGAGAAGTAATAGATGTTAAATCTACTTCAGCTTTTTCTTTCTATAAATTTAAAAACGGAACGCTCCCTGAGAAAGATCCTTTTGGATATATGGCACAGCTTGCAGGATATGAAGAAGGAATGAAAACAGAACACGGTGGTTTCATAGCTATCAATAAAGAAACAGGAGAGTTATGTTTATTCAGACCAGAAGAACTTGACAAACCTGATATTAAATCTAGAATTAAAGATATAAAGGCTATAATTAAAAAGCCTAATCCCCCCGAACTATGCTATCAACCAGAAGCTGAAGGAGTTAATGGTAACTTTAAGTTACCTACTAACTGTAAATACTGTCGGCATAAATTTGAGTGCCACAAAGATTCAAACAACGGTAAAGGTCTAAGAGTATTTCGATATGCTAGAGGACCAACATACTTTACTCAAGTAATGGTAGAACCAAAGGTTAAAGAAATTACAAATGAATGGACAAAAAGTAAAACAAATTAGAAAAAAAGCTAGACTATTACAAGTAGAATGGATTAATAGTCTTTTGCCTGATGGAGAACAAGTAACTCTTGATACTTTAAAAGAAGCAATGCCAGATCAAACACATTTTATGCAAAACAGAACACTCAGGCTTTCTTTTATGTCAAATAAATGGATAGAGAAACAAGTTAAAAGAAATTTTAATGTAACTTTAAAGGAACTAACAAATCGTTATGGACAATGAAACAAAATATTTTGAAAAAACAGACGAATTAGATATTAATAAAATACAATTAGATGAATTAATTGTAGCGTTGGGTAGTTCTTTATTTGCAGGATGTACATTGCAAGAAATAGATACTTTACTTTTACAAAGATTAGAAGAACTTCTTAAAGCTGAAATAATATTACGAGAAAGCGGAATGGCTATAGCAACAGACGAGACAATACACTAATGCGCAAACCTAGAATAAAAAGACCAACAGAAAAAGACTTACCAAAAGGATACGATTCCAAATGGGAGTACGACCTACACCAAGAAATCTTACACAATTGGGAACATCACAGAGGCTTAATAGAATATTCCATACCACATAAATATCATCCTGATTTTTTAAGAATCATTGATGATAAAATAATATACCTTGAAGCAAAGGGTAGGTTTTGGGATTACGCAGAGTACAATAAATATAAATGGGTTAGAGAATACTTATCAGAAGATTGTGAATTAGTATTTTTATTCTCTGATCCTTATGCACCTATGCCTCAAGCAAAGAAAAGAAAAGATGGAACTAAACGAAGCCATGCTGAGTGGGCAGAGAAGAATAAATTCAGATGGTTTGATAAAGATAATTTACCTAAAGACTGGAGATAAAAATGAAAGAAAAAGATAAGATTGATTATAAATTCAACGAAGCAAATACAATAGCACAAATAAAAAGATATATAGATAAAACTTATGAAAGGTATTATGCTAATGGTAAGTATCAAGCAACTGATATGATTATAGATGCAGATCATGGAGAAGGTTTTTGTATTGGTAATATTATGAAGTATGCTATGAGATATGGCAAGAAACCTGATCCTGTTACTGGTGAATTAAAAGATCAAGGTGATTTGCTAAAAATTATTCATTATGCTATAATAGCAATACACTTATGGACAGAGGAGTCAATAAATAGTGGAACAGATTAAACTACCCACAAACTACCAACAGTTCATACATCTTAGCAGGTATGCTCGTTGGAACGAAGACTTACAAAGACGAGAGACTTGGCAAGAGACAGTCGCAAGATACTTTGATTTCTTTGAAGAACATCTACAAGATAATACTAAGTACAAACTGACCAAGAAACTAAGAGAAGAACTAGAACAAGCTATATTAAACCTGGAAATAATGCCAAGCATGAGAGCCTTGATGTCAGCAGGTAAAGCTTTAAAACGAGACAACGTAGCAGGATTTAACTGTAGCTACGTAGCTGTCGATACTCCTCGTGCATTTGACGAGACACTTTATATACTTATGTGTGGTACAGGTGTTGGCTTTAGCGTAGAACGACAGTACATTAATAAACTTCCTGATCTTCCAGAAGAAATGCACGACACAGATACTATAATAAAGGTAGCAGATTCAAAGATTGGTTGGGCAAAAGCTTATAAAGAATTTATGTCTTTGCTTTATGCAGGACAAATTCCTAAATGGGATGTATCTAATATAAGACCACATGGTGCAAGATTAAAAACCTTTGGTGGTAGAGCTAGTGGTCCAGCACCTCTTGAAGATCTGTTCCAATTTACTATTAATATATTTAAAGATGCTAATCTAAAAGGACAAAAGAAACTCGTATCCATAGACTGCCATGATCTTATGTGCAAGATTGCAGAGGTTGTAGTAGTAGGCGGTGTCAGAAGATCAGCATTAATCTCTCTCAGCAACCTCTCAGATGAACGTATGCGTAATGCTAAAAGCGGTGCATGGTGGGAAGATAGTCAACATAGAGCATTAGCTAATAATTCTGTAGCCTATACAGATTCAGCAGAAATGGGAGCATTCATGAGAGAATGGTTATCTTTATATGATAGCCGTAGTGGTGAACGAGGTATATTTAATCGACAAGCGGCTGAGAAACAAGCAGAAAGAAATGGTAGACGAGAAGAATACAAAGACTTTGGATGTAATCCTTGTAGTGAAATCATACTGCGTAATAAACAGTTCTGTAATCTAACTGAAGTAGTAATTAGAGCAGAAGATACATACACTTC